AGCTAACAGCAGCTTCAAAAAACGATGATGAAAAATACGAACTTCCTGCCAGAGTACTCGGCAAGGCATTCGTGGACATTAACCGGCAGATTAAGCCTAACATCGAATATGTATTCGAGGGTGGTCGAGGTGGCCTGAAATCTTCATTCGTAGCTTTTAAGATTGTTGAACTTATCAAGAATAATCCTCAGATGCACGCCTGCATTACAAGACAGGTGGCCGGTACTCTGAAAGATTCTGTATATGCTAACATGAAATGGGCCATCAACGAACTGGGACTGATGGAAGAATTTGAATGCAAGGTGTCACCGCTTGAGATCAAGTACATTAAAACTGGACAGACAATATACTTCCGTGGTCTGGATGATGAAACCAAACTGAAATCCATTAAGCCGGAGTTTGGCTACATTGGAATCCTCTGGAAAGAGGAAAAAGATCAAATGAAGGGAGATGCCCAGGAACGTTCTGTCAATCAGTCAGTACTTCGTGGTGGCGATGAATCCTATGATTTTTCATCATATAACCCACCGAAATCAAAATCAAACTGGGTAAACAGGATCAAGCTCACGCCTAATCCAAAAAGAGTTATTCATCATTCGAGTTATCTGGAAGCTCCGGCGGAGTGGCTCGGACAGAAGTTTATTGATGATGCAGCGCATCTGAAAGAAATCAATCCAGAGGCCTATGAGCATGAATACCTGGGTGTTCCAAACGGTGACGGCGGAAACGTATTTGAATATCTGGAGATTAGAGATATTACAGACGAAGAGATCGGTCACATGGATCGTATTTTCGCTGGCGTAGATTATGGATGGTACCCGGATGCCTTCTGCTATCTCCGAACTTATTACGATTCTGCTAGAGAGAAGATATATCTAATTGACGAGCTATATGTAAATAAATGGAGCAACTCCAAGACCGCTGATTGGATTAAGAAAAAAGGCTATGACGATTATACGATGATATGTGATTCTGCGGAACCTAAGTCCGTGAACGACTTCCGGGACGCCGGGCTTCCTGCCAGAGGAGCAATTAAAGGGCCGGGAAGTATTGAGTATGGTTTTAAATTCTTGCAAACAAAAACCATAGTCATTGACCCGAAGCGTACACCGAATGCATACAAAGAAATTACGGAGTATGAGTATGACAGGGACAAAGAGGGAAATGTAATAAGCGGTTATCCTGACGGAAACGATCATGCAATCTCGGCGCTTAGGTATGCGTATGAGCCGTTATTTAACAGGAGAGGTTACAGTGCATAATGGGACTTATAACAACACTAAAAAGGTGGTTTAACATGATTTTCAAAAAACAAGCCGAAGAGGACTTTAATATCCAGGCGGCAGAATTCCCGGAGATGGAATCACTGATTAACCGGTGTGCGAACATCTATAGGGGTGCGCCGGAATGGCTGGATGATGAGGATAATATCAAGACGATCAATTTCGCGAAAACTGTCTGCTCAGAGACAGCACGGCTCACAACGCTGGCAATCGGCATCCAGATCGGCGGTTCCGCAAGGGCTACATGGCTTCAGAAACAGATTAACAAGGTATATTTTCAGATACGTCACTGGGTAGAGTACGGTTGCGCCTATGGAACGGTTTTCATCAAGCCGAACGGTGAGAGCCTTGATGTATTTACTCCGGCAGATGTGATGATTGTGGATTATGACAATCAGGAAATAAAAGGGATTATATTCAAGGATTCTTATACTGTTGGACGAAAATACTATACACGGCTTGAATATCATCGTTTTGTTGAAACCACCGTGGACGGCGTGACAACTTACCCATATTATGTTTCTAATAGAGCCTATGTATCAAAATCCCCTCAGTCAATTGGCAATAAGATTGACCTTAAACAGACCAAATGGGCTGATCTCATGGCAGATACGCCACCGATTCTCAAGGCAAACGGAGAAAAGCTGGACGGACCGCTTTTCGGAGTTCTACGGACGCCACAGGCGAACAATGTGGATATTAGCACACCACTGGGCTTGCCGGTTTTTGCTGAAGGCATTGAGGAGCTGGGAGACATTGATGTTGCGTATAGTCGGAACGCGGGGGAAATTAAAGACTCTCAGAAGATTGCTCTGTTAGATGATAGACTACTGATGCCAAGCGGTACACCTGTTTCAGCCATGTCACCACGAGGTATGGAGAACAGGCGAAACGAGATGAAATTGCCGCATTATGTCAAGAACGTGTTCGGACAGGACGAAAAAGAGTTTTATCAGGAAATCAATCCACAGCTCAACACGGATGCACGGTTGGCCGGAATCAATGCGCTACTGTCACAGCTTAGCTACAAATGTGGATTTAGCAGTGGTTATTTTGTGTTTAACGAGAAAACTGGAATGGTGACGGCTACGCAGGTGGAAGCGGACGACCGCCGGACAATTCAGTTTATTAAGGACGTTCGGGATAAGCTGGAGGATTGTCTGAATGGCGTAATCTATGCACTCAATGTTTTTGCCGACCTGTACGATCTAACTCCGGTGGGCGTTTATGAAACAACATACGACTTCGGAGACATAACCTACAACAGAGAAGAAGACCGTGCAAGATGGTGGCAGTATGTTGTACAGGGAAAGGTTCCAGCATGGCTGTTTTTCGTAAAATTTGAAGGAATGACCGAGGAAGATGCGAAAGCAATGGTCAAAGAAGCTCAACCAGACGAACCAACACTGTTTGGAGATGAATAGTTATGTTAAGCCCAGAATATTTACGGCAAATCACAGAGGGCAGTGAGCAGATAGCAGAAGAACTGCATCAGTATATCATCTCTGAGATCGTGTCGAGAATGATGGCAAGAATCGGCAGAGGTGAGGATTATATTCTGACCAATGCTGATGCGTGGAGAATCAGAACACTACAGGAATCCGGCGAACTGCTAGAGGACATTCTGGCAGAATTATCCAAATATACCAAACGTGAGCAGAAGGAACTTCTTGAAGCGTTTGAAGATGCCGGAATTACTGCAATGAACTACGATGACAAGATATACAAGGCGGCAGGGCTTAGCCCTGTACCGCTTGAACAGTCCCAGGCTATGATAAGGCTCATGGAGCGAAATATGCTTGCGACTATGGGTGAGTGGAAGAACTTCACGAGAACAACTGCAAGTGCTGCTCAGGCGTTGTATATCAACCAGTGTAACCTTGCATACAATCATGTGATGACTGGGGCAGTTGGCTATACGAAAGCCATCAAAGAGGCAGTTAATAACGTTGTGAGTGATGGTGTTACGGTCACATATCCATCTGGCAGAAAAGACACGATTGAAACAGCAGTAGCACGCTCTGTCAGAACTGGTGTGGCTCAGGCGTGTGCTGATATTCAGTTAGCAAGAATGAAAGAAATGGGATATGGTTTAGTACTGACATCGGCACATATAGGAAGCCGCCCAAGCCATGAAGTATGGCAAGGGCAGGTATTTTCTATAGATTGGGAAAAATTAAAAGAAATCAAGCCGGAGTTTTTTCGAGAGCGAGACACATCAGAATACCGTAGAATGCTGGAGCAAAAAGCAAGTCAATATCCAGATTTTATTGAAAACTGTCATTATGGCGAAGCTGATGGAATATGTGGAGTAAATTGCAGACATCATTTTTCAGTTTGGGCGGAAGGAATGCCGAATCCCTACGCAGAACTATCGGCACAGGATAAAGCCAACAAAGGCGAACAATACGAAAAAGAGCAAAAACAACGTACTTACGAACGCAGAATCCGCAAAACAAAAAGAGAGGTTCTTGGACTGCAAGCAGGAGTTGACAATGCACCGAACGAAAAGGCGAAATTCGCATTACAACAAGACCTCGACCGGAAGTCTTATCTTTTGCAGAAACAAAATGCTGCATACAAGGCTTACTGCAAGCAGAACGACCTGAGGGAACTGCAAGACCGGCTCATGATAGCGAAGTGGAACCGCCAGAATGCCGCAAAAGCCAGAGGAGCGGCGAAGAGATATAAAACAGCAAAGGGGATTGACTGATGGATAGATGGGAATATTACAATCCGAATCCTGCCGGTAATCGAGTCGGAGATTGTGCTGTTCGGGCAATATGTAAAGCAACCGGCTTCGACTGGGAAACGGTTTTTACCGGATTAATGATACAGGCATGTACTCTGTCAGATATGCCATCAGCTAATTACGTTTGGGGAGCGTACCTCTACAAACATGGGTACAGACGCAAACTGATTGAGCAATCAGAACGGTATATCTATACAGTCAATGATTTTTGCGCAGATCATCAGACAGGCACATACATTCTCTGCATAGATGGTCATGTGGTGACAGTACGGGATGGAAAATATTACGATACATGGGATTCCGGAAATGAAGTCCCGGTATATTACTGGGAAAAGGAGTAGCTAAATGAGCATATCAGAATTTGTACAAGTATTCCTCTCATTTTGCGGAGGAGTGTCTATTATCGGAGGAGCAGTGGCTGTAATCCTTAAGTGGATTACTCCGGCATTTCGACTCAACAAGCGAGTTGAGACACTGAAAGAACATGATAAGCGAGATTACGAGAGTCTTCAGAGGATCGCGGAGCGTGATTCATTGATTCTGGAAGTACTATCAACCATGTTGGATAGTCAGATCAGTGGGAATAATGTTGAGGAATTAAAAAAACAAAGCAGAAGCTCACGGAGTATCTTGCACAGAATCAACGTTAGCATTGATAAGGGGTATGCTCATGAAATTATATGTGTTCACGAAAAAAGATATAGACAGGTTCTTGATAGAGTGTAATTTCACACCAGACGAAGAAAGACTGTTTCGGTTGAGATGCAAGGAATATACGCTTGAATACTGCGCTGAACAGATGAACGTGAGTATATCAACAGCAAAGCGGTTAAGCCGGAGGGTAAATAATAAAATAATCAAAGTGTGCTGATACTTTTTGGATACTAATTAGAGCCAGAAACGACCTGTTTCCGGTTCTTTTTTTATGTAAAAATATAATCAGAAAGGCGGTGTATAAGATGGCACTATATAACAATCCTTATCAATATAGTTTTGGCGTTCCGGGGCAGATGAACCAGTTCCAGCAACAGCCTGTCCAGATTCCAGCTCAACCAGTACAGCAACCACAGCAGAATAATAGCGGTATCCTGTGGGTATCCGGCGAAGTCGGCGCAAAATCCTATCTGGTAGCACCCGGGACAAGTGTTTTGCTGATGGATTCAGAGAGTGAAAAGTTCTACATAAAATCCACAGATGTTTCTGGCATGCCGCAGCCACTGCGAACATTTGAATACCACGAGGTGGGATCTCAGATGCCGCCTAAACAGCCTGTTCAGAACATGGACAGTAAGTATGTCACCAGACAGGAATATGATGATTTAAAGGGCAAATACGAAGCTATCATAAACCGATTAAATTCATTTTCTGAACCTGTTAGAACTAATACCGTACAGGAATCAGCGGTCAAGGGAGGAAACGCAGATGAGTAATCCATTATTTAATGCGCTCGGTGGTGGGATGCCACAGGGAAATGGACCAATGCAGATGATACAGCAGTTTATACAGTTTAAGCAGAATTTTAAGGGAGACCCGAAGGAAGAAGTCCAGAGAATGTTACAGTCTGGACGGATTTCTCAGCAGCAACTTAATCAAGTTCAGCAGATGGCAGGACAGTTTCAAAATCTGCTGAAGAACATGAAATAGTACATTACAATCTGGCCAGATTGATGTAAATATACAATAAAGGAGATTATATTATGGATGGAAATTATAGCTTAGCAGATATTGCCGCTGCTACTGGAAACGGTAGAAATAATGACGGCATGTTTGGCGGAGATGGTGCATGGTGGCTTATCGTGCTTTTCTTGTTCGTATTCTGCGGATGGGGAAACAACGGCTGGGGCAATAATGGCAACGGCGGTGGATATGCAGCCACAGCAGCTACTCAGGCAGACATCCAGAGAGGATTTGACAATTCCGCTGTGATTAGCAAACTTGACGGAATCAATAACGGTCTCTGTGACGGATTCTATTCAATGAACAATGGTATGCTTACCGGATTCAACGGAATCAACACAAACATCATGCAGACTGGTTTCGGCATTCAGCAGGCTATTAACGCTGACACTGTAGCAAATATGCAGAATACCAATGCACTCCAGGCACAGCTTGCGAACTGTTGCTGCGAAACCAGAGAAGCAATTCAGGGCGTAAACTACAATATGGCGCAGAACACCTGTGCATTACAGAACACCATGAACAGCAACACAAGAGATATCATTGACAGCCAGAACGCTGGGACAAGAGCCATTCTCGACTATCTTTGCAATGAAAAGATTTCTAACCTGCAGGCTGAAAATAACGACCTCAGACGTGCTGCTTCTCAGGACCGCCAGAGCGCACTTCTCACAACTGCAATGGCTTCACAGACACAGCAGCTCATTAATGCGATTAATCCGGCACCGATTCCGGCATATCAGGTTCCTAATCCGAACACATTTTACGGATGCGGATGCAACACTGGATGTAATTGCTGATAACTTCATATCGAGAGTATCTTTCGATTGATTCGGATGTCGGCTTATGCCGTATTACACAGAGGGCAGGCTGAGACCTGTCCTTTTGTGATATGAAAGGAGTATTTTTATGGCAGAATTTACAAATGTAGCTGCTCAGACTGTAGCAGCAAATGGAAACGTAGTATTTTCAAACACAGCAGTCAAAGGTTCTAACTGCATTCAACACAGGGAGGGAAGTGGAATCATTACGCTGAGAGGACTTACTAACCAGTGCAAGGCTAGATTTTTCGTGGACTTCTCTGGTAATATCGCAATTCCAACAGGCGGTACTGTCGGAGCTATTTCTCTGGCTATTGCAATCTCTGGCGAACCAGTATTATCTTCCCAGATGATCTCCACACCGGCTGCAGTAGACCAGTATAACAATGTGTCTTCTGGAATTTACGTGGATGTACCTCGCGGTTGTTGCGTTAATATCGCAGTAGAGAACACAAGCGATCAGGCTGTTTCTGTTGCGAATGCAAACATTGTTGTGACCAGAGAAGCATAGGAGGTGTGATTATGAGAGACATTAAAGACTTATGTGCAAGAATTGAAGACGAACTGTCCAAAATTGCTGACAGTGGGCTGACCACTGGAAATCTGGAAATGACATACAAACTGATTGATATGTATAAAGATATCAAGAATACGCAGTACTGGGACAAGAAAGTGGAATATTACAATACTGTCCTTGATGAGATGCGTGGTGGCTACAATGACGATTACAGCGAACGTGGAAGAAAGCGCGACAGCATGGGGAGATACAGCTCAAATGACGGCAGAATGATGCCGGATTACGACAGGGGTAGTTCTTATTCCAGACGTGGTGAGCATTATGTCAGAGGACATTACAGCCGTTCTGACGGACGAGATGCTTATGACGACTATATGACGCAGAAACAGAGCTATCGTTCCGGCAAATCCGAGGACTGCAAGAGGAAGATGCTTGCCGCTCTGGAAGAGCACCTTGACGAGCTCACTACAGAAATGAGCGATATGTCCAAGGATGCGGAGTGCCGGGAGGAACGTGATCTTGTTAAAAGATACGTGGAAAAGCTCAGGGATATGCTCTAATTGGCTAAAACATGTACCACAACTTTTTGAAGGTTCTGTGATACAATATATTCGTAGGGAAGATTTGTAAGCAGAAATGCTTGACATAGACATTTTTATTGCTTTCCTCCTTTCTTGGGTGCGTGTCCTTAATAGAAAATGCAGTGTTTATCCAACACAAGAAGCATGAGGTTGAAAAGCGGACGCAATTTCCGACACGCGCCATTGCCGTTAGTGCATGACGGCATACCTCCTCGTTAGCACATATAACTGAACAGTGAAATCCAACCCGTGCAGAGGTGCGCGACCGTATAGGCGGTGTTGACGTAGCCCGAAACGTCTCGTGTTTAGGCATAGCACGTAAAATACCTTGCTAACCCGGGAATCCGGGTTAATGGGATATAGCTCAGTTGGTAGAGCATCTGACTGTTAATCAGAG